TTCCCTTGCCCAGCCGTACCAGAGCCACCAGAACCACCATTTGCCCCGCCTCCACCAGAGCCACCAGCACCACCATTATACTGGTACCCTGCGCCATAACCACCACCATTCATAGTTTGGGAGCGGAAAACTGAATTGTTACCCGCGGTTCCAGATATTCCCGAACTCGTTCCGGATGTTCCTGCACCTCCCGCTCCTATTGTTACACCATAATCAGTCGAAGCAGAAACTGAGTTTCCCGTAATTGCTTTGTATCCTCCAGCACCACCGCCACCGGCCCCCGTGCCGCTATATTGTTTATTATTTCCACCCCCGCCGCCGCCAGCAACAACCAAAAAGTCAATCGTTTTACCATCGGGGGCGCTCGTTACCGAAAACGTGCCGCTGCTAGTAAAAGTGTGGAACTTGTAATCACCACTAGTTGTTACCGTTCCACCTGTAGCCTCTATAAAAGCAATACCCCCACTTGCAGAACTGCCAAACCCTAAGACCTGATAACCAAAGCTCATGCTAGTTTCCTACCCATCGTTAGCTAAGTCTGTTGTAAAGAATATTTTAATTCCGTGCAATTGAGCATCCCCATTCATGTTGCCTTCAGAAACATCCCTTCCAAACCTAAAGTAGCACAACTCATCATCGCCGGGAGAACCGCCTATAGTTAATGCACCGCTAACCGCCGAAACATTTAACTCTTCAACGGCACCTTGAGCGGCATCTGTAACTGCAACGGCTGTTCCATAAGCAACATCAATGGTGGTATTGTTGGAAATAGCAACTGCAGCAACAGTCCAATTGACATTAGTAGTTGCAGCAATCCCAGACCAAAAAACTTGATAAGTCACTGTTCCAGCGTTCCAAGACTTAGGAAACGCTATTGAGAATTGAGCAAAACTGTCAGCGGCTACTGGAAACGCCAAAACAACCATATCGGGTCTACCTGAAGTGGTTTCAACACTAGCTAAAGCAGTACAACCATTTGACGTAGTTGGTGACATAGCGGTGGCGGGAACCCAAATTGTTTCTAAACCTGCTGTTTTAGCTACTTTTCCATCTAATTGATTTAATTCCGCCGCAGTGGATGTAACCGCAGTTGATGCTAAGGTTAATTTACCATCAGGAACTACAAGACCCGCTGCGCCACCGAGAATTAAATCGTCTGCACTTGCATCCCACTGCATAAAAGCACTGGCAGTATCTCCAAAAAACTTGACGTCATAACCAGTATCATCAACACCCACAGTTAAAGTAGCATCTAGTTGAACGGCCCCGTTAATATCTAAGGCTTTGTCGAATTTAACTGCTTCAGAAGAGTTAGTTGTAACAAACGTCATGTAAGCGTTGTCGGCTTCTTCAAAAACCAAAGCTGCTGCGTTGTTGTCTACAACTTTAACAGAACTTGCTGCGCCAAATGTCAATGCGCCATCGGCACCCGCAGACAGAGTTAAATCCCCTGCAATATCTACCGCGCCAGAAAAATCTCCTGTTGCCGCATCAAGCTCACCAGAAATGGTAATATTTCTACCACCTGAAATGTCCTTATCTGAGTCAGTTATAATAGCTTTACTTGCTATCACAGTCCCATTTGTTATGCCGTCTATCAGGTTTATGTCTGCGCCCGTTGCCGTAATAGCCGTGCCGCCGTAGTTTAAATTACCCGCAGCAATTACAATCTCGCCTGTACCCTTGGGGGTCAGAGCTATGCCGATATTAGTGTCACCGCCTGTAGCGGCAAGAATTGGATTGCTACCACTAGCGTTGTTTGTAATCTCTAGTTGATTGACCGCAGAGCCTGTTGTTTGGAACACAACCAACTCATTGCCATTAGCGTCCGCAATGAACCCGCCGTCAGCAATCTTGGGTGCCGTAAGCGTCTTGTTTGTAAACGTCTGAGTTGCAGCAATCCCTGCAATTGTATCTGTAGTCGCGGGAAGTGTTAACGTCACGTTTCCGCTGAACGATCCGTGAGCAGGAGCTTGTATCTGAGCATAATGCGCGTTGCTTGACTCGCAATAAAACTTAACAACAGACTGTGATCCACCGTTCTTTAGATCAATGACGCCCGTTGAAATGCCCACATTCGCCACATCAATACTGCCAACAAAATCAACATTAGTACCGCCTGTCGGTATAGAAATCACCGCAGTGTCCGCATCATTCTTAATGGTTATGTCGTTTGTGCTGCCTTGGCCCGTAAGAATTAAACCTTCTGCGCTGGTATAACCCATAGCGGCATTGTCACCAGCCGCCGTGTCACTGGTCGCCTCTACCGTGCCACCCGTAATTACGCCCGTGGTTGTTAATGTTGACGCGCCATCGTTAATATATAAATCCGCTACAGTGGCAGATAAAAATACTTTTGCTCCACCCGAAAGCACAATAGCGTTATCTGAGTTAGAGCTTTCTGTAACAGATCGTGTAAGCGTTGTGCCACTTGACGTATAAGTACCACTGCCAATTTCAAAATTAGAACCGTCTTCTACGACATACCTTACAGTTTGACCGTTAGTAATACCCGCTGCCGCAAACGTTTGATAGCCCGTTTCCGCACTGCCCAAGGTTATCGTTCCAGTACCCGTGGTACTGGTGGACATTTTTGCACGATTTCCAAGAGATATTGCCATGTTATGCTATCCGTATTATTGCGTTGCTTGCATCTGCCGTAGGAAACACAATGGTGAAGTCCCCAGAACTGGCACCCTTATCTGCCCCAAAGTCTAACACACAAACGGACGGATCACTGGTTGCAGCTTCGTTATAAATCAACGCGCCTCTTACAGAGGAAATGGTTACGTTGGAAAACACCTCATCCGCAAAGTCCGTCAGGGCTGTTGTGCCGCTAGTAGTGGGCGTTACGCTTGTTAAAAACTGACCTTTTGCGGTATAGTTAGTACCGCTGATCTCATTGCTGCTAGTGTATGCAGTAGTAGCCGCAGTAAAACTTGCGCTGTTGTCATACAAAGCCAACTTAAAAACATTGCTTGCTGTAGTAAAATTATGTGTAGCCGTCATCAACTCTTTTTTGAATGAAGTACACAGGAAGTTGCCCGTAAAAGCCATTACATTTTCCTTATATATTCGGCCAACTCAGGATGACCCGCTTCTTTTATTGCATTATATACCGTAGTCCTGTCGCTTTGAATAGCCTGTTTCATATAGATGACTAGCAGCTTCTCAATGCTGTCACGGTACGCGATAGCTTGGTCACGTAATGCAGGGTGTGCGTCTTCTGAAAAAGCCACAATCTTACCAACGCAGCGGTGCGCCACTTCTTCCGCCGTAAACCCGCGATTATCCGTTGTTTCAACCTCAACCTTAAACTCTCCGAAAGACATATTGTTCATGTTCTAGCTTTCCTGATCGGACCATAACGATACTCATCTGCAATTTCTTGGCCTTCGCCCAGGTTTTTAAGTCTAGCAAGGCCCTCTCTAAATCTACCTTCGTACAAGGTCATTAGGTTTGCATCGCCTTTCATGTATGTGTACGCCTCAGACAAACACCCGTACAACAAGGTCATTCTACCATCATCGCTTAAAAAAGAAGTGGTTAAATCTTCACCAATAGCCGACAAGACGCCAGTGGCGCCACTGCTAGATCCGGTAATTGTTTCTCCTACAGTAAACGATCCGCTAGGTATGGGAACATTTAAAACAGTTGAGGAGGTTACGTTTGTTACTGTTGTAGACTGACCACTGGTGGTTCCCGTAATAGTTTCACTTGATACAAAGGTTCCAGACACACTGGTCATTGTTAAAAGAAAGGTGCTTGCCGTAAGGCTAGTAGGTCGATAAAAATACGCCAACTCAACGGCGTACCCAGAATTAGGAGTTGGACCTATCAAGAAGTTCTTATCGTCAAATTGTGCGTAGTATATAGGTACACCCGTTGTTGTTGGATCAGGAGTGTACGTCTGCACAAAATCTAAGTCTTTGAACAACAGAAAGGTTTTAGATCCACTTACCGAAAGACTTAATGAAAAGGGCGCTAGAAAATCAGACGGAGCGTTTAAAAACTGGTTACCCGAAGAAACAACCCCCGAAACGTTTCTTTGAAACACCGATAACTGAACATTTTTTAAAATTCGTTCTTCCGTCATTTCAATAAACAACGGCAAGTTACGAACAAATCCCGCCTCATCGTTGTCCGTATAATCCCTAATCGCGGTCTTTAGGGTTGTGTATGTAAAGCTCATGTTGTCACCGTAACCTTTCCAACAGAGCCTTGAGCGATAAGGTTGTTAGGTGTTAATACCCCATCACCACCGCCAAAACTTCGCAAGCCAACAGGGTTAAATCCGTATTGAATATTTCTTTGTGCGTCTAAATCGGACTCAGGCCGAGGGTTCTTCAAGGCTTGAGGATCGGGTCCAACCCTAGGAGGAAAGAGTTGCGGGTGCTTTGTTTCAAACTCGTCCTTACCTACCTTAGCTCCGGTCCACTCAACACGCATGTCTTTCAGACGATACCGAAATCCGGATCGATCAGATATTCCGTAAGCGTTTTTGTCAGAGGCGTATGGCATACTAGACCCTCAAGTATTGGAAGCTAGGCTGTAACTTTAACGGAACTCGATCTTCATCCTCATCAGACGCTCGTTGGAACTCTTCCTCATAGACAGTCTTTAGCATTTGAATACGATCTGGCGTTCTCTTCATTGCAATGTAATACGCCAAGCCAGCTACCATACAAGGATAAAACCTAAACGGCATGTCCGTTGTATTAACCAGCGTATCTGCATCATCAATGCGACGAACATAATGGTAAACCAGTTGATCTGTAGAGTTTTCAGGTGTTGCCCAAAGGTTTATGATAGGTGTAATCTGACGATCAAAATAAAACTGGCTAGGCCGACCCTGAGTAGTCTTGTCAGGAAGAGTGACATATTCCCCACGACTAATTCTTGTAATCTCAAAGTCTGTTCCATCTCGGCGCAACACAATCTCTAAGACATCAACAACGTCCGCGGCCAACGTTACTGCGCTAGTCCCTTGCGTTAAAGTTACCGTTTCTGATTTAACCGTCCACATGTTAATTCCTCTGTTCGCCCAATCAGCGAACATAAGGTTTAACGATCTACGAGCGGTACGAGCATCATACCCAGTGCGAACTTCAATCCCGCAGCGTTCGTATGCTTCTTCGATGACCTCACCGACATCGAGGTTGAAGTCCCTGGATCCTGATACTGTCATGGCCTTAACTCATATGTGGTTTCTGGTTGGTTTTAACCATTACTGCGCCACCGTTTTTGTAGCCCATAACCTTGCCGCCCATTGCCATGCCCTTGGACTTTACCTTGCCACCCATTGCCATGCCCTTGGACTTTATCTTGCCGCCCATTGCCATACCTTTGGCTTTGACCTTACCGCCCATTGCCATACCTTTGGACTTTACTTTACCGCCCATTGCCATGCCCTTGGCTTTGACTTTACCGCCCATTGCCATGCCCTTGGCTTTGACTTTGCCACCGTTTTTCATGTAGCCCATTTTGTTGCGAACCGATTTAGGCAGTTTTTTCAAACCAGTTTGATCTTCTGTAGGTTGTTTCATGTCCGTACTCCTTTAAAACTGACGCACTGCGCCTTTGGTAGTCTTGCGCCTGTCGGCCATTATCGCCCCGCAGCCTTTCGCGACCGCTTCGCCTTTTTTGCTTTTGCCTTTGTATGGCCTTTTTGCTCCGTTGATTTCAATGTCTCCACCAAGACTATATCCTTTGACCTTGGCTTTTTTGGTGTTGCTGACAACAGTTTTTCCTTTTCTGCCAGCCGACTTTTTTTTCTTTGCAGTCGCAGCTCTATCTTTTTTAGAAAGAGAACGTGCTTTAGCCGCTGGAAGACATCGGTCAGGGTTCTTCTTGTCTTTTGAAGTACCGCACTTACCCTTGATTTTACCATCGGTCCCAATCCTAACCCAATTCTGATCACGCCATTTCTTTAGCTCACCCATCTAAGCCTTCTTCCTAGAAGAATTAACAACCTTTTTTAAAGTCTTGGCTTGCCCAGCATGTAGCTTTGAGGCTTTTTTTAAACCTTTTATAACTTTATTAACTTTCTTTTTATTGCCCTTAGTTAAACTCATTTCTTCTTCCCCTTACTACCCTTAGCATAGTTTGGGTCTTTGCAATACTTAGATGCAGCCATGTTCGCATAAGCAGAGGGATAGGTGTCAAAGGTCCGTTTGGCCCAAGCCTTTCCCGCAGGGCATATCTTACTGCCTTTGGATTTAGCGGAAACACCACCGCCCTTTTTGTAGTACACAAGCCCCTTCGGAGTTTTACCGGGTGGTTTTGATACTTGCTGTGTCATCTGACTTCTGGATATAGCCATAATCACGCTCCATGTACAACTTTATGTACGATATCTCTGATGCAATAACCTCTGCTTTTTTATCTACAGAAATCAAAGTTTTAGTTGTCCAACTTGCCCAGCTATAGGTAACCGCGCCAACCCCGCCAATAAAGGCCGTAGCCACGATAACTATGAACTGCTTACCTAACATTTCCAACGCTTCCTTGCTTGACGAAGTCTGCTGTTTGGATCCTTTGCAGCCTTCGGAAACTTCTTCATCTGTCCCGCAGAACGAGCGCAATAAGACTTGCGCCTCTTCGCGTCCTTACTGCCCTTCTTAACCTTGCCGGTAACCGCAGTCTTTAACTTAGAACCAGGGTTGGCTCTTCGATGAGCCGCAACTCCAGCCTTGGTCATCCCCGCCCCAGACTTAGTGGGGCGGTAATTCTTTTTTGTGCGCCTGATCGGTTTATCACCCATGACGATTAGTACTCTTTACGCATCTCAAGAATGATAGTGTACGTGTCGGCGCTAGTATGCCCCACCGTGGTAAACAAAATGTCACCGGTCTTTCCAGAACCCGAGTTGTTAGTCAGACCCCCAAAGATAGTGTAGTCATGATTGCCGCTTTGGTTTTCACCTAGCTCAATACACAGAATGTTAGTAGTTGCATCCCATAGGATTTGCACCTTCATTCCAATACACTGCCACCAGATGCGCTCTATCACTACTCCAGTGCAGGCTGTGCCGTCAGAGTTAGAGGCCAACGCTGAAACATCAACCTTCTTTACCGCAGACTCGCCTGAACCATCAGAGATGTTAGTAAACTTTTGAATGACCTTTTTTGAGCCATCAAAAAGCGTTTGTGTAGCTACAGCATCAGCCATGTTAAGCTCCTATAAGAAAGGCGGGGCGTTAACCCCGCCAAATTAAACATTAGGCTGCGAAAACAAACGTACCTGTAGTACCCGCGCCGAGATGCTGGAAGTTATACGAAACATTCCACAGACCCGCTGTTGTGCAGGTGAAGTAGATATATGAGCCAATGCTCATCAAATTCGTTGTTGCGTTAGCCGGAGTGAACTTTAACAAAGTTTCTCCCGCATCCGACGTATCAAACGTGACCGCGGAGCTAGTCCGACTCTCTATAACGCTGCCTGTCTCATAAGCATCACTACCCGCGCAATCAAAACTCAAGAAAGCAGTTCCGCCAGTAGTGTCAACTGACTGAGCGTGGATACACACAACACCGACTGTCGCCGCGGGAAGAGTAGTAACCTGTTGCGCTCCGCCTGTGAACGGGTTGATGTTAATTCCAGCAACATATGAAATGGTCGCGCCTGTGGCTTTTGCCGTTACAGTAAGGCCACCTAAAGTAGGCATTCCGCCAGAAAATACAGAACCCGCTACCGTAAGATCGCCGCCGATTGTGGCATTTGTTCCATAAGTAGAGTTGGTTGTGTCTGCGCCTGTCGAAGTGTTTGTTGTAATAGATTGAAAGCCGTCTTGCGAACGTACTGGTCCGCTAAAAGTAGAATTACCCATGATTATCTCCTGTCGTGGGTTAAGTCAGCCACACAGCGCGACTGTCAGGGATGCTGAATTATACCGTAGTAAATACAAAAAAGAAAGGGGCAACCGAAGCTGCCCCTTAAAACACAAAGATGTGGTTAGCTTATGCTCCGGGGGTTCCGAAGACGCAGCGCCAATCTGATACACCAAACGAGTAACGCTCACGCGCTTTAAAGCGCATGTTGCCAGTGTCAAAGTCACCTTCCATCGCGGTTTTGATAGCCGCACGGTTGAAGTACTTGAAGCCGTTTGGAGCGTCTGTCTTGATGAAGTACGCGTCGGTATCTGTGAGGTAGTGGTTAACAACCGCACCCTCTGGAAGCATACCCATGTTCTTCATCGCGTTATTGTCGTTGTCCGACGTACCGCTACGAAGCGCAGAGTTCATCACACGTTCCGCAATAAACTGAAGCTCTTTTGGAATGATAAGTTTCGTTCCACGAACCGCAATTTTAAGACCACGTTCATCNGTGAAGCCCGCAATGTCGATCAGCATCTGCTCAAGCGAAGTTTCGTTGAGGTCAGCCGCAACCGCCAGAAGGTTAGTCTGGGTTCCCGACAGTGAAGGGTGTGAAGCAGAGCAAAGCGCCGCGCCGTCACCAATTACGTTTGCACCAGTAAGAAACGCGTTGTTCAGGATAGACGCAGCTTTGATTTGCTTTGTCGTAGCCATCGAACGAGCCAACGCTTTGGTGTACCGCGAAGCCAGACGATCATAGAGATTGTCTTCGATTGCTTCCTCAGTGATTGAGAACGCAAGCGCAATGGTTTCGTGGGTGTAACGTGCAGTGTAGGTTTCTTGAGCGTCATCAAAAGAAACCGCTCCACCTTCACTCTTAACAGGTGCTGTTGCGAAACCTCCGAGCATAACTTCCTCTTCGAACGCCCGATCTGAGCTTTCTTCTTCGAAGATTTCACTATGTTCGTTTTCGTAACGTCCAAACTCCAGCCCAAACAATGCGTTCAGTCCCGGTTCTAGCTCTTTTGCTAGTTGTGCGCGAGAAATAGCCATTTTTTAAGCTCCTTATACGCCTGTCGTAGAAACAGTACCCGCAGCAATCGAACCAGTAGGCGCGTTGAAGTGGTTGTTAATACGAACAATGAGGGGGATACCAGCACTTGTGAAGTCATTATTAGCAGCATCGTCTACGATACCCATAATTCTGAGAGCCAAAGTGTTGGTCGTTGCGATAGTGTTCAGATCAGCCGTTGCCGAAGACAACCCTGTTGAAGTCGAACCGCTGTTACCTGTAGCAAACGCAATGTTTGCAAAAACGGCGGCGCGAATTTCCGCTTCAGTGTTTGCCGCAGACACAACATTGGATGTTGCAATCCGAAACAACTGATTTGGATCATCATAAAGGAAGGCTTTGACCGGAAAGTCGCTATCTGCGCCTGATCCGGGCCAAAAGTTAGAAAACACTGGTTTTCCGGTAGTGTCAGAAATGTATTCACATCCACCAAAAACCCCTGCAATCGAAACGTTGCCGCCAGCCGCAGCTTGCAGGTCATCAATGAC